GTTGACAATGCTTTGGCCGCGGTAAAGAATTTAGCATATTCAGATGGTTACGCAAAAATAGCTGCGAGTGGCGCGGTAGACGCTGTCATTCCCGGGCCGAAATCTGGCTTTGGTGGCATGGCGAAAGATGCCGCAACAAGAGGCGGAGTAGAGATGGGCCAAGGTGCCTATGAGGGGTATCAAGCGATCAGTTCTATAAACAATGTTTTAGGAACCGACTTCGACACCACCAAGAATATTGTTGGTAACGCTCTTACGGAAGGTGTCGCGGGCGCTGGGGGATCCGCCGTGTCTAGCGGAGTTAACGCCTTGAGCGCAAGGCAGCGTCGAGACGCGGCGGACGAGGCGGCGGTTATGGGTCAGCCTGTTGTCGCTCCTTACGGCGGTATGGACACATCTGGTATTACTCCAGGCTTTAAACAGGGTAGATCTTCCAGTAGTGCAGGTAGCCCTGGGACAATCGAGGGTCAGTTCACGGTTTATGATCCGAATCTCAGTCCAACAGCTGGAGAGCAAGCTAGTTCCACGGTTTCTACGGCCTATGACTTAGAGGGTCCAGAAGCGGGATTGGCTCTTACGGATCAACGGGATCCGATGACAACGTCTATGGAGGCCATGGCGGCTCAAGAGATTATCAACGATCAGGTTAATCAGACGGGCACTGTAGATTTCGGTATCCTACAGCGGATACAGAATGCAACGGGCCTGTCCATGAATGAGCTTGGATCAATGGTTGAGTCGGCAACGAGCACTAAGCTCACTCCCGATCAGATTGCAGCAATTGAGAGTGCTCCTGTTGGTGATGTTATGACTAACGCACCTGTAGCACCGGGTTTTGATGACGAGGTTACGGGCAACTTTGGTGGCAGCAATATCTCGGTCAGGCCTAATCCAGACGGGACAACTACATTAACGGCTCCAAGTGGGCGGATTTCGGTTGTTGAGCCAGGTCAAGACCTTGATCAAGCGATTAAGGTGTTTGATGAGATTGTTACGCCTATCGATGTTCAGACGGATGCGCCTGTACTACAGGGTTCTGGTCAGGGACTTGCGTCTCTTGACACGCCTGCTCCGGGAACAGGCTCGCTTGATGCGGCCTCGGCCCCAGTTAAGACGTTCACAACGTCCAAGGGTTCTACTTACGAGGCCTTCGGAGACGGAACTACGGTTCGAAATCGGGCGGAACGCACTAAGTTTGGTCGTCCAGACGGAGAGGTTTCGGGGGTTCAGCCTCGCAGCCAGCAAACTGTTTTCATGACGAAGGAAGCGGCGAACGAGATTGGTCCACTTTTCCAAAATACTCAAATACCCACCGAACTGGTTATAGATGGTGATAAAGCCAAGTTAGTTCATAAAGAGGATTACGGTCCTAAAAAGGCTGGATCTGACGCCAGTGCAACAGTCACTCTCAGTACGGAGCCTGAAGTTGGACTTCAACCTGTCGAGATTATGAACACATCAAACGACAACATCCGAAATATACACTTTGGAAACGAGATCACCGAGGTGTCTACTGTTGACGCGGATCAAGCGATCACCAACAAGATGGACGCTGACAACACCTTTGCAGAGGTTTCTGACGCGCAGGCTGTTGCAAATGCAGAGGCAATCAAGGCACAAGAAGTAGCGTACACTGAAACTAAGGCTGCTACGGGCAGTGATAGTGCTGCGGAAGCTGCTGGAGAAGCCGCTTATAACTCTTCTATTGCCGCCTCTTCCGTTACGGAAACAGATGACGGTGGTGCCGAGGTTGAGATTGCAGATAACCTGTTTGAAGCCGCCAACAAAGCGGATCAGGACGTTGTCACAGTTAACGCAGACGGAACTGCAACAGTTGCGGTAGATCCTAACGCGGTTGAAACAGGCACAGACGTTGCGGTTGTTCCAGAAACTACAACGGACGTTACGACTAACGCAGACGGAACGACTGATGTGGTGGTTGATGGCACTACGGATCTCACCACTGCTGCAACAACGGATCTCACCGTAGATGGCGACACAGATACGGACACGGATACAACAGCCGTCACGGTTGTAGATGACGCTATCGAAGGAACTGCCACTGAGATATCTGGGTCCTTGACAGATCAAACTCCAGACACAGACACCAAGACGACGGTGGTTCCAGTGGTTGATAACGATATATCTATGCTTACAGAGATCGAACCGCCTGACGAAGAAGAAGAAGTCCAGGTCGATGTCGAAGACGAAGTAGAACCGGGCGGCGATGTCACAGTTGATCTTGACGAGGACGACACCTTTGTACCTGTGATCACGTCTACTGATGAGAACGGAGAGACGATTACCGAGTGTCCGGAGGGATACACCATGGTTGAGGGTCCGGATGGTCCGATGTGCCAGAAGTCTGTATCAGCAACCCGTCAACGTGCGGGCGCTGGAACGAGAGCTTACACGGGTCTGGCTGGCAACATAGGACGTACAGGCCCTGGGCAGCGTAGAAAAACTACTACTTTAACCGAACGTGTACGACCAACAGTTAGAAGCGCATGAACTTACAAGCCTTACCAGAGGACGCTTTAAAGGAGATCTTGGCCTTAACCGAGGCCAAGAAGCGGTTGGACACTCGTGAAAAAGCGCATGATTATTTCATGCCGTTTGCTCATCATGTGTATGAGAACTTTATTGAGGGCCAGCATCACCGTGTTATTGCGGAAAAGCTGGAGTTAGTTGCGCAGGGCAAGTTGAAGCGGTTGATTATCAACATGCCGCCTCGACATTCTAAGTCGGAGTTTGCAAGTTTCTTGATGCCTGCGTGGTTCTTGGGCCGAAATCCAAAGCTCAAGATTATTCAGGCGACACACAACACCGAGTTGGCGGTTCGGTTTGGTCGCAAGGTCAGGGACCTTATAGACGATCCACAATATAAGGACATCTTCCCTGATACCAATCTGAAAGAAGACAACAAGGGCGCTGGTAAATGGCAGACTGACAAGGGCGGCGAGTACTTTGCGGCGGGTGTTGGGGCTGCGGTTACGGGTCGTGGTGCGGATTTGTTTGTAATTGACGATCCACACTCGGAGCAAGACGCTTTGAGTGAGAGTGCGTTTGACAATGCGTATGAGTGGTACACTTCTGGACCCCGTCAGCGTCTTCAACCTGGCGGTGCGATCATAATTGTTATGACTCGTTGGGGTAAAAAAGACTTGACAGGCCGTTTGTTGGCCGCGCAGGGCAGCGATATCATGGCGGATCAGTGGGAGGTTGTGGAATTTCCAGCAATTCTGCCGTCTGACAGGCCGTTGTGGCCTGAGTTCTGGGATAAAGACGCGCTGTTGTCGATCAAGGCGTCATTGCCTGTGCAAAAATGGAATGCGCAGTGGCAGCAGACGCCGACGAGTTCTGATTCTGCGATTATTAAGCGGGAGTGGTGGCAATCGTGGGAGAAGAAAGAGATTCCTCCTGTAAAATACATCATTCAGTCTTATGATACGGCGTTTTCCAAGAAAGAATCTGCGGATTACAGCGCGATTACGACTTGGGGCGTGTTTGAGCCGGAGGAGGGCGGGTCTGACAATTTGATATTGCTGGATGCGCGGCGAGGTCGGTGGAATTTCCCTGAACTAAAGGAAGTTGCGTATGAAGAGCACGAATACTGGGAGCCGGACATGGTTGTGGTCGAAGCGAAAGCGACGGGTACACCTCTTATTGACGAGTTGCGGCTTCGGGGTATTCCTGCGCTAGGATTTTCGCCAGGAAAAGGGCGCGATAAGGTCACTAGGATGCACATGGTTGCGCCATTGTTCGAAGCTGGTGTAGTATGGGCACCAAACGACAAGAAGTTTGCTGATGAAGTTATCGAAGAAGTAGTTTCATTTCCTAATGGCGATCATGACGACTTTTGTGATAGCATGACGTTAGCACTGATGCGCTTTAGGCAGGGCGGTTTTGTCTCACTGCTTGGCGAGGAAGAAGAACACGACGAGTACCGTCGTAAACGGGAGTACTACTGATGGCATTGCCACCTCTTATAGATTCTGGAATCACCTCTGAAGACATGGTTCCTACAGAAGCCTCGGTCGAAGTTCCCGTTGAGGCTCAAGCTGAAATGTTTCCCAATGGAGCCGAGGTTATGCCTGACGGCGAGGGCGGGGCGATTGTCCAGGCGCTTCAAGAAATGATGATGTCTGCGGAGCAGGAAGAGCAAGTACCTCACAATGCGAACTTAGCGGAGTATTTAGATGATGGGTATCTTGGAGAAATTTCGTCGGACCTTCGGGCGTCTTTTGACGATGATATGGAATCTCGTTCAGAGTGGGAAGAGACTTACACAAAGGGTTTGGATCAGCTTGGAGTCAAGTACCAAGAGCGTACTGTCCCGTTTGAAGGAGCTTCTGGAGTCACGCACCCGCTGATTGCGGAGAGTGTTACTCAGTTTCAGGCGCAGGCTTACAAAGAGTTGTTGCCTTCTGGTGGCCCTGTAAAGACTCAGGTCTTGGGGCTGCAGGATGCCCAGCGCGAGGAGCAGGCTGCTCGTGTTAAGGATTTCATGAACTACCAGATCATGGAAGTGATGGAAGAGTTTGATCCGGATATGGATCAGCTTCTGTTCTATTTACCGCTATCGGGTTCTACCTTTAAGAAGGTGTACTTTGACCAAGCTAAACAGCGGGCGGTGTCCAAGTTTGTTCCGGCTCAAGATCTGGTTGTACCTTATGCTGCCTCTGATTTGGCTACGGCGTCTCGTGTTACTCATGTTCTTCGTATGGATGCTAACGAAGTACGCAAGATGCAGATTGCTGGTTTCTACCGGGAGGTAGAGTTAAGCAAGTACGAAGAGGGTGAGGACGAGGTTCGCCAGAAGATTGACGAACTGCAGGGCACATCTAAGACCTATACTGACGAAGTCTACACCGTGCTTGAGATGCATGTTGACCTGGACCTTGAAGGTTTTGAGGACATGGGCCCTGATGGGGAACCAACGGGTATTGCTCTTCCGTACATTGTGACGATTGATGAGGGCTCCGGTGAGGTTCTTGCTATACGCCGGAACTTTGAAGAGGGCACGGAAGTTGCCAAGAAGCAGCAGTATTTTGTTCACTACAAGTTTATGCCTGGTCTGGGATTCTATGGCTTTGGTTTGATCCACATGATCGGTGGTTTGGGCCGTGCAGCTACAAGTATTCTTCGCCAGTTGATCGACGCCGGGACCCTGGCAAACCTCCCAGCTGGGTTCAAGGCTCGGGGCGTAAGGGTTCGTAACGATGACGAGCCCTTACAACCTGGAGAGTGGCGTGACATTGACGCTCCTGGCGGCAACATCAGGGATGCAATTATCCCACTGCCGTACAAGGAGCCGTCAGGAACGCTGGCACAGCTTCTAGGAGCCCTTATAGAGGGCGGTAGGCGCTTTGTGTCACTGGCAGACCAGCAGACAGGCGACGGCAACACAGAGGCCCCTGTAGGGACTACAGTGGCTATGCTTGAGCGCGGCATGAAGGTTATGTCGGCTATTCATAAACGCTTGCACTATGCGCAGCGTCAGGAGTTCCGTGTGTTGGCTCGGATCTTTGGGGACAATATGCCTGCGGATGGTTATCCATACGATGTGGCGGGCGGTGATCGGATGATCATGGCGGAAGACTTCGACGGGCGCGTTGATGTTATTCCTGTAAGTGATCCAAACATATTCTCGA